TCATTCAAGTTCATTACTTTCATCTCCTTTCTCTAAATTCATATAAAAGACCATGCTTTCAATTATTGTGTCTATTATTCCATCAGAAACGTTAATGTGTAAATCTTTCAGCATGTTTTTAGCAACAGTTTTTGCATATTGCTTTTTTTGATTTCCGTGTAAGTCTTCAATTTTCGATACTTGCTCTACATATTCAACTGCATGTTTTATTACCTTCCTTATAGTTTTAACTTCGCTTTCAAGTTTTTTGGATTTCAATAACGAATTTACAAGGATATACACAACACCAACAGCTACATACACAATAGTTTTTAATAAAACTTCTTCCACAATAACACCTCCCGAAAAGTTTTCTATAAAAGGATTACACGCGCTAAAATTCGAAGATATTAGCGCTGTTTTTATACTTTTATGATTGTTTATATATAAATAAAAAAATAACACCTTTATAGGTGCTATATCTTTTTAAGGTTATATTTTAGTTTATTTTCTTGAATATTACTCAATAATTTTGAAGAATGTATGCTTCACTCCTTCAAATTTTGCAGCTTCAACCTTAAAAATTGTACTCGGTTTTTTCCCTGTTAAATTGAAAAAGAACAGATCACGATATACTGGACTTGATCTTAATTCAATAAATGCTCTATCCACAGCTTTGATACTTTCTTCCATTGCATCTCTTGACACATTGTTTATAACTATTTTCCTATTGTATCCAAGAAAATCTTTTTCTAAAGGATTGAATTTATATTTTTTTTGATGTAACCATCTATTCCAACCAACACAAGCAACAAGGAATTTTTCAAATGCGCTACAATTCTCACACTCTCCCATAACTGCAATAGCAAGCTTTGCTCTATAATCTTCCCAATCCATATTCTCAACCTCCAAAGAACTTTCCAATTAAAAAGCCTATAATTCCTGTTCCTAACGCACTACCTATTGCACCTAATAACCATTTTCCAGCTCTTCGTTCAAGGGCTTCATTCACTTTTTTTGAGATTAAACCATTATGAAGTTCTTCATTTAGTTTATCTATTTTTTGAGTGAGATTTTCGATTTCTTCTTTAAGTTGAAGCAAAATAACATTATGCTCAACGTTTTTTAATTTTAAATCCCCAATTTCTTTTTCATAGTCCATGTTTTCACCTCGCCAAAACTTCAACTTTATGATTTTTTTCTGTATAAAGACGTATTCTAAATATTCCTCTTGCTGTTGGTGCAAGTAATTTCTGCACCGCATATTTTTCATCATTCCATGCTGGAACAGTTACACCCACCACGTCTTTTTTTCGTATCTTTTTGTTCTTGGAATCATACTCAAAAATGGAAAACTTATGCATTTCTGGAATATGTGTATGACCAGCTAAATAAATATCAATGCCAGTAATAACATCAAAAAAATATCTATGCTGTCTCATGCTTCTTTCTGGAAATCTTCCACCGCTTGAACCATGATGACAGGCTATTTTGTAGTTTATTCTATTCTTGCTTCCTCTAAGTTTTTTCCCTTTTTGTTTTAAATTAATATCAACAACCATAAGATCATCGCTATATGGAATACCTTTTTCTTCACATAATAATGCAATTGGATCAACTCCCACTTTTCTCCATGTTCGCCTTTCGTGATTACCACCAACAACTCCCAAAATTCTTTCTCTAAAAGCATTAAATAATGCATTTACCTGTTGGATAGTTTCATGTGGGTTATCTCTTTGTGAATACACATCACCCAAAGAATTTGCAATAGCATTGTCAATTAAATCACCAAGAAAAATTATTTTTGCATTCTTTTCTTGCTCTAATGCTTTAATTATTTTGTTAAAATCTGAAGTTTCACTTCCTAAATGTAAATCTCCTATTGGCAAAATGTCAATATAATCTGTTTCAAATTCGTATGTTGCTACTTCCAAAATTCCACCTCCAAACATGAACAATAAAAAAAGAACCCCGAAGGGTTCTATTTTTCATTAGTTTTCTTTTGAAATTCTTGCTTTAACTTTGAAATTTCGTTTTTTAATTTTTCGTTTTCACTTATAAGTTCATTTATATACTCGATAATATCTTCTATAAACATATTTATATTCATGAACTTTAATTGTATTTTTTCTTTTTTCGTCATCATACACCTCCTAATTAGATAGTAGCTATTTTTTTTACACCATTTGATGTTTTAACATATAAATATCCATTATATTCTGCAATTGTTCCTACAGGACAAGTATTTAAATCACCAGTGTCCATGCGTCCAACTTTTATAGGGAAATAACTACTTAAATAAGGATTTTCTGCAGACTGATAAATAGCTAATAAATCATAATAATTTGCTCCATACCATGTATATCCATGAATAACAAAATCAAGTGATTTAAACTGTAAAAAATACCAACTTGCAGATATACCCATATAATCTGGATTGGATATAAACCTTATGCTTCTATTTTTTCCAGCATGATAAAAATATAAACTAGCACCTTTACCTCCGATTGCACCATCATATATTTCCCACCCACTATCTTCAAATATTATTTCTCCATATTCTGAACTTAATCTTAATGTTGCTCCTTTTATTTCGATATTTGAGCCATCATACTTAAAGTATTTCGAATCATCAGAACCTGAATATCCTAATTGTAATGTTCCATTTGTTAAGTCAAGTTTTGTTTCTCCTGATGAGTTTTGCAACACCCCAGCAGTTAATGTTCCTACATTTGCTGTAAGCGCTGAAAGTTCATTTACGCTTATATGATTTGCATAAACTTTATCTGCTGCTAACAAATCCGCAACTATACTATTTTTTGGAGCATTATCAGGTGTTAGTGTAATTGTAGGCGCAAGGTTTACTTCATCATAACCCACTGGCGTGATTTGATTAATTTCATCTACAAGAGAGTTAGTGAAATAAGCAATTGCTCCAGGAGGAACGCTAAAAGCAGGTTGCATAATTAATTTATCTGCGGTTATAGTTCCAGCTGCTATTCTCTCTGCATCTAAATATCCTGTTTTTATTTTACTTGCGTCTATACTTGCTATTTTAGCGTCATCTACAGCCAAATCTGCTATTTTCGCATTTGTTATTGCTGCATCTTTTATTTTAGCTTCTGCAATACTTGCATCTTTTATATGTGCTTCTTGAATTACACCTGTTGTAATATTTGCAGCATTAGTTATTATTTCATTTGTTCCAACCTTATCTGCAGTAATTGCACTAGCTGCGATTTTATCCGCTGTTATCGCACCTGTTGCTATTTCATTTGCTGTCACTGCTCCTGCTGAAATTTTTTCTGTTGTTATTGCTCCCGTTGCTATTTCATTAGCAGTAATTGCATTTGCTGCTATTTTATCAGTTGTAACTGCGTTTGCATCTAGTTTATCAGTTGTTATTGCATTACTTGCAATTTTATCTGCAGTTATAGCTCCAGCACTTATTTTATCCGAAGTAATTGCGTCTGTTTGAATATGGATCGCTGATATTGAATTAGCGGCTATCTCATTTGCAGTTACTGCACCTGTTGCTATCTTTTCTGTAGTAATTGCTCCTGCAATTATTTTATCTGAAGATATGGAATTAGCTTTTAATTTGGGTGTGGATATAGAATCATCTGCAATTTTGGTTTCTGTTATTGTTCCATTTGGGATATTATCTTCTACTACCTGTATTATGCTGTCAAGATTAACATAATCATATCCCACAGGTTTTAGATTATTAATTTCGTCAAGTAAAGAATTAGTCCAATAAGCTATAGCTCCTGCTGGTAAAGCTAATGCTTTATAACTCAATTTATCATTTAAATCAGGTATTACATTATTATTTAAATTATCTATTTCGTTCTGATTATTTGTTATATCAGTTTGTAAGTTCGGTATTGTTGTATTATTTAGAGTATTTATATCGGCTTGATTTTGTGCTATATTAGCTTCTGCATCATTTAAACGCTGACTTTCTAAATCTTCATCATAAACTTTTGCGGTTGTTGCTGAAACACTTGCGCTCCAATTACTTATATTGCCACTTTCATCGATAGCTCTGATTCTGAAATAATATGTTGTATTTGTATTTCCCGCATATGTGAATTGTGTTGCTGAAACTTTTATTGTTATTACGTTTTGTGTAAATTCGCTATCAGTTGCTACTTGTAATTCATATTCTTTGAAATCTTCTTCTGAGTTTGCATTCCATGAAACCTGTATTTTTTGAAATAATCCTGTGGCAGTTAATCCTGTTGGAACTGCAGGAGGAGTTTCATCTTTTGCACTTGTTATATTTTTTACTGAACTCCAGTTTGATTTCTTCCCCTCTGCATCTAAAGCTCGAACTTTTGCATATATTGTTTTATTTCCAGTTACTTCGATTTTTATTAGAGTATCCGAAATAATTTGGTTATCCCAATGAATTCCATCATATCCCCATGCAAATTCATAACCTATTAAATCACTTTCTGTGTTTGCATCCCAGGATGCTTTTATAAAACTTAATCCGTTCTCGTTTATTGTTGTTAATGATAGATTTAATGGAGTTGCAGGAGCTTTTCCGTCTAAATAGCTTGTTCTATTATCAACCTCATCAGTTTGTGTTTGAAGTGCTTGTACTTGCCCTTGTATTTCTTCGATTTGTGTTTGTTCAGGAGGTTTTACTACTGCATCCGACTTTATAGATTTGGTTATTATTTTATTATTAATATCAAAAGCTATATTTTTCCATTCTGTTATATCGATTACTGTTTCAAACTTTGATGGAGTAAGTTTATGATTAACTTTGTTGATAATGAATATACCATTTGCTATTCCTTTTGGCGCAAGAGAAACATCTATCAAATTTCCAGCGTAAATATCTGGATAAAATTCATTCATTCTAAGATTAAAGTGTATTTCTTTTTCTGAATTACTTTGCGCAACATCGGCAATATTTGAAAGCATACTTTGATTTGAATAATAAGATTTGATTTTTAATTCTGAATCAGGTTCATTAGTTGTATTTGGAAGCACAACATTGTCTAAACTTATTTTCTTTATAGGTCTTCCTTTAAATCCAACATAATCAATTCTATAATCAACACTACTTGAAAGATTTGTAATTTTTAAAACTAGTTTTTCCGGATATGCTGTTAATTCATCAACCCTTATTAATCCGTTGTCATCTCCTTGCTGAAAACTTCCTTTATCTTCAACTATAGTATCTCCTTCATATACTGTTAAAGTTACATATGTATCAAAATCTTTTCCATAGTCACTTGTGTATTCGAGTTCAAATGTAGCCTGTTTTCCAGCTGAAATTATTGCATTATCTCCCTGGAGTTTCGTATCTATAAGTAATTCTGTGTTTGTAGCTCCAATTTCATACCCTTCACTCTCAACAACAATTCTATTATATTTTTTATCTTTAGTTAATTCATAATTTGCAAAATTATTTTCATCAATATTTAGGGCTGTAGCTGGTTCGGTAAAGTTTTCAATTCGAGTTCTATACTTTACTTTCCCTTCCGGACTTACTGATAATCTTCCCTGTGTTGCATTCACTATTTCTTGAATAACCTGCCAATAAGTTTTATCTTGCCCTGCAATAAATACATCAAATGTCGTTGTTAATGATTGAAAATCGTGATAACTGCTATCTATTCCTGCTCTTGTTAATAAGTCTGCTATTATTTCATTTGGTTTCATTGCGGTGTATAATAACGGATATTCTAATTTCTTTTGAGAAGTTATCCATAATAAATCTTTTATTGCTATTTCTGCTTTTTTGTGTTTTTCTGCTATTCCTTGTTGTAATTTCCAGCCATAAAAAATAGGAACATCAATATGAGATGTTCCATTATCAACTCTAACAAGAATTTTAACTTCCCATATTTTATTTAAATAATTATCATTAACAGTTCCATTTATCTTTCCATTTACAGGATCGAAAGTATCATTATATTGCGTTGGAGTGAATTCATTGTTTAAGTTAGCTACTGTGATTTTTGCTTCATCAAATGCAGGTTTGGAAAGAAGTTGAATTCTATTTGTTGTTGTAATTTTTTGAACATAATTACTCAAATCATACCAATTTTGCCCATCTATTTTTGCATAAAATAATATCTTTTTATATCTCGTTGGATCTCTAATATATTGCAAATAACTTTGATCTATGCTCAAAGGCTCGAACATTATTTTCACCTCTCTTAGAAAAAAACATTAGCGGGCTTCAAATAGCCCGCTACTCAGATTAAACCATTTTGACTTTTCTGCATATAACAAAGAGTATTTCTTTTTAATTCTGGTTTGAAGTTTTGTACTTCGATCATTTTCAATTTTTTTAAAAAGTTAGAAATGATTTTTACTATAGTTATTAATTTAAGATACGAATTCTAAAAAAAGAATCCTATCACACTCCCAATTTTAAATATAACATTAATTATTTTATAAATCTTACCAGCATTATCTACCTTTTTTATTTTAAAATTAAGCTAATCCTCAATAGGATCATTTATTTCTAAGGTTAATTCGATAAGTGGCATTTTTTTACTTAGGAAATGTGATTTGAAAAGATGGTACTAAATCTAAATCAAAATCCAAAAAAACTACTTCATGATTTAAACCTCCTTAATATATATTTGCCAATAAGGCATAGATATTATATCATATTGTGTCACATATAAATTAACAAATTTAATTGTATTAAACAATAGGCATTTTTGCCGGAATTGCAAATGGTTTCTTAGCGTTGTAAAGTTCTTGAATGAATTCGTCTGTCCATATGTTTGGATCGTATGCTGCGATAAGAAGGTTGCTAATTTTTCCATTTCCTGAAATTCGCGTTTCTGGGTAAAAACAACTTCCAATCCTAATTTTATTAAAATTTAAAAAGCGTAATTCATTATCGCTTGCTAAAAAAGAACTTAAATCATCGATATCAAATTCACCTGTTTTTTTATTATATTTATAAATTTTAAATAAATCACTATTTAAATCATATATTATAGTATAAAAAATCCAATCTTCATCTGTATATGAAAAAATACCTATAGTATATTTTGATCTATTTTCTGATGTTCCAACTCTCATATCTGTGTTCCAACCATGAAAAATGTTTATAACTTTATCTATTCCGCCGTCTTCTCTATTACCTTGTAATCCTAAGATAGTTTTATCTTGTGAATAGCCATATATTGTTTTGTGCCAAAAGCTTATAACAAAACTATTACCAAAGTTTATAGGAATTTCTAGTAACCCAGCTGTTCTTGTTCCATTCACAAACGATGTTGTAAAGCTTTTATCTTCTGCTTGAACATGTCTTAAATAGACTTTTCCTGTCGAACCTGAAGGATAAAAATAAAATCTCCAGGTATAAACTGTTATTGATAAATTTGGTTTAACAGGAAATTCTTTAACTCCTGAACTTCTATGCCAATTACCATCTTTTATTGTTCCGTATATACCACTTCCATAGTTATAAGAGCCATCAGACCATTTAATATAAAATTCTGAGTAAATATAGCCTGATGTTCCAGGATCAATTTTATATTCATATGATAGTGCGAGTTCATGCGAATTATTACCAGTATTATCAGTATTTAAAATATCCAGATTTTTAAAAGAAAAACCTACAAAATAATAAACACCTTCACTAGCTTCCCATATAAATTCAGAATCATTAACTCCATCATAATATGTTAATAAATTCTCCGTACCTTCTTCCACTGCAAAACTTTTTACACCTTCAAAGGGAATATCGTCATCTCTGAGTGTTACACAAAGACTGCCATCATCGTTATAAATGAGGTTGTAAGGTGTTTTTATCAAAGCCATGATTTATCACTCTCCAATGTTTATTTCTTTTGGTATTTTAGTATTAGCTAAGGCGAGGTTTTGCATTATTTCATCTTTTTTAGCTGCATACATTGTTTTTAAAACTTCTGGAATAACATTTTTCATGAACAAATCAAATTCACTTTCAAAAACAAATTGTTCATATTCATACATTGTTTGAGTTTGCATTACTTCATTCCCTTGTTCATCAATTATTGGCATTTCTTCCCGAACTTCTTGAATATTGTAATTGAAAGCATATTTCACTCTTGTTTTTGATTTTCTAATATCATCAGTAACGCTAATTATTTGAATTTCAGAAGGTTTTACTGAACTTCTAACCATTATTTCACCTCCGTATAAAATAAAAAAGAGCCAATTAAGGCTCTTTTTTTGCTAAATCTATTAATAAATTTAATAGTAATTTTTTAAATTCCAACAATTTTATTTTAGCTAAATCAATTGTAATTCTTTTCTTTTCATATATTACTTTCTTTTTATGATTCGTTTTATATTCAATGGGTTTTTCCACATATATTTCTGTTTGATATTTGCCATCAATTATATTACCTATTATTACATTAGTATCATCATTTATTGCTTTTTGATTATTTGGGCCTTTGTTTTGTATTCTATCTTCAAAATGTGCAATAGAATTTCTAACATATCTTAAATTAGGAAAGATTTTATTAATTCTCTTAAAAAAAAGTTTTATATTCTTTTTTTTGTTAGTATACTTTTTCATTTCGCTTACTATTTTCACGCACATGTCTAATTTAATAAAATAATTCTCTGCATAATAAAAAGGTATAGAATATTGAAATAAATAATAATATTCAGGTTCATTAATTTTTTCTTTTACAAGCCAATACATTTCCAATGAATAAGCAGCTTGATTATACTGAGTAACTAGTGTTGAAATAAGATTCGTTAATTCAAAGTTACTATAAATTAGAAAAGAAATACCTTCATTATTAATATACAATTCTTCCATAAAATCCCCCCTTGAGATAATTATACCTCAAAAGAGGGGATTTTTTTATGCAAATTTCAAAGTTCCACTATCAAACAAATCTTGTACTGTTTTAGCTAACCAATCTTTAAATGCTGTTTCTGAATCAAATATAAAACTGTCATTTGCATTAACAATAATTGTATTATTTATAATTTCTGGACCCGAACGTTGCACTGTACTTGTATATTGACTTTGATAGGAATTTTCTACATTTTGTTCAACGTTCATATCAATTTCTGAAACTTTTTCATTAGCTTCTCTTACAATTTGACCAAAACTTTTTACAGCTCTTTTTCCTATGTCTACAACTCCAAAGGTTAATCCTTTAACTACATCTGAAACAATATTGTACAACAAATTAAAAGCACTTCCAATCATCCCAAATATTATATAAAATCCTCTTCCTAATGGAACAATAACTGAGTTATAAATCCAAGTTAAAACTGCTCCAATTGCTTGTAATCCAGCGAATAATGGATCGAGTAACGGTATTAATAATGTTCCTAACATTTGTCCAAGTGCTTTTAGTATATTCACGAATGGTTGTAAAGCACTATTTATTAAGGGTCCTACTACTGTCATTAAACTTTCTACAATAGTTGTTATTGGATTTAAAATAGCTACTACATTGCTAAGACTCATAATTGCTTGAATAACTGGTCCAAATATATCTCCGAGTAATCCTGTTATACCACCAAAAACGTTTTTTAAACCGTCTAATATTGGACCATAAATCGGATCTAAACTTATTTGTGATCCTAATTCTCCCATTGCATTTCCAAAACTTGAAAGGCCTCCGCTAATAGCGTTTCCAGCTGATTTGGCATTACTTTTAATCCAATTTGATATATTTTGTGCCCATGATGTTTTCATAATTCCATCAGCAACTAAAGTTCCCACATTTCTTATGCTTCCTGTTAATATATCAAATCCACCTGAAAAAATCTTTCCTAAACTTCCTAATTGATCTTTTTGAAAATTGTAGTATGTTTTTATTTCTTTGTTATCATTTAATTTAAGTATTATTTTGCCAATTAATTCTCTAAAAGGATTAAGGTTTTCTTCTGCTATTTCTCTTAAATTTCCCATTCCTAAGTTATTTTTGTTGTTATTTTTAGTTGTATTTGTATTTTCATTTAATGCATTTATTTGTTTTTTAAGTGTATCTTCTAATTTACCAATTTGTTTGTCCATATCTTTATTCATTTTAATCAAACTTACTATTGAATCTACAAGTTTTTCATATCCTTCAGTATCTTCAGAGTGTTTTGCTGTTGTTTCTAAAATAACTTTTAATTGTTTAGGTAAAATATCTTTGAATTTTGATAAATAACTTAAATTCTGTTCCACATAACCTTCTGCAAATCCTGGAAGTTTTAACGTATCGTTATTTATTGCTATAAGTAAATCTCGATATTTTCTTGCACTTTTTGCATTAATTATAGCTTCACCTTTACTTATTCTTGCTAAGATACTGTCACTTGTTTCTGTGCCAGGACCATATACAAAACCGTTTCTGTCAAGTATAGCTCCTGTGGCGAATTTTGGAATATGACCAACAGACATAAAAGGTTGTTCAGTATCTGATAAATGAATAGCTGTTCTATCAGCAACAAATGTTGCTTTTTCTTTAATTGAAGGTGTATATTTTTCTGTCTTCTTGGTTATCCAACCAAATAAATTATTTATAATTTCCTTAACGGTAGTGCTAAATGCATCAGCAAAAGCAAAACCGACTGAAAGTCCCAACATTCTAAAATCATTTATTAATGAAGGTTCTTCTTTTGATAAATCCAACATATTTTTAAGAATTCCACCCCGTATTGAATTTGGTTCATTCATCAGAATATCAATAAGATGTTGTGTATATTCTCTACCTGTTTTGTCTGCTATATCTTTTATCGACATTTCACCTTGTAAAATTTTTTGTAAATTTTGCATATCTTTTCTGACACCAGAAGATAGAAAGTTCATTGCTCCAACTGTAAATCCAACAGCTATACTTAATACCCAACCTTGTTTTAATAAATACTTTGCACCTAAACTTGTAGAAAGACCTGTTATTATAGAGTTAATTGTTTGTTGGTTATCTGTAGCTTCTTGCCATTTTACATATACAATCACTTCTTTTAACCCATTAATAATTGGAACAATTGTTAAGTTATACGTATCAAGAAATGTATTTAAATCCCATTTTAAGGTTGCCCATACGCCTTTGCTTAAGACAGTTATACTATTTAAAATACCCTTTGTTTCGTCACTCATATTCATTTTTAGTGTTCCAATATTTTCATTTAAACTGTTTTTTAAATCATCTATTATATCTTTTAGAGAATTGTTTTTTATGTAATCCCAAGCATCTCCACTTGTTTTTAATCCCCATTCTATAAATTGATTTCCTTTATTCCACAAATATTTAAAAGCGTTTTGAATATAAGGTTCTATCTCTTTCCATGTATTTTTTAACCACTCCCACGCTTTTCCGGTTATTTCAAAACTCCATTTTAGAAATTGTTCTCCTTTATTCCATAACCAAGAAAAAGCTTTTTTTATATATTCGCTTATTGTATCCCAATTATTTATTAACCAATTCCACCCAGAACCTAAAATATCAAAAGTCCATTTAATAAGTTGTTCTCCTGCTTTTATTATTAAATCAAAAGCATTTTTTATATATGGCTCTATTTTTTCCCAGTTGTTTTTCATCCAATCCCAAGCATTTCCAAGAATATTCCATGTCCATTGCACAACTTTATTTTGATTTTCATTAAACCATTTTTTCATAGCGTTGAAAATAGGTTCTATTTTTCCCCACACTTCTTTTGTTTTATCTCTTATTCCATCCCAATTTAATGTCCATGCTCCAGCTAATAATGCAACTCCAACTAATAGCCATGTTATAGGACTCATTATTAATGCTATTATTTTTGGAATCATTAATAATCCTATAGTAGCAGATAAAATTTTTACGATTGTAGAAGTGTAAGATGCAACAAATTCTTTGTTTTTAGAAATCCATTCTCCAATACCAGAAACTATTTTTTGAGTTTTATCAATTATATTCTTTATATTTTTGGCCAATGAACTTCCGAATATTCTAGCAACATTTATTGTACTTTCTTTAAGTTTATCCCATGAAGCTGATAATGTATTTAATTGCTCGTCAAGTTTTGATTCAAAATCCACATTACCAACATCTTCCAACGTTGCTTTATAATCTTCAAAATTATTTATTATTGCTAAAATCATTTCCTGTGCTGTATCAGAAACACCAAGAGAATTTAAAATTGCATTCGTTTCTGACGTTGATTTTCCAGCAGTCAATTTATATAATTGTTCCATTACTTTATTCAATCCCAAAAATTTTCCTTGAGCATCATAAATTTTAATTCCAAGCTTTTCAAAGGCATCTGATTTTTGTTGTAAATCTTGATATAAGTTTTGCAACCTATTAGCAGTTTGATCTGCCTGACCACCAAATACCTGTGTTCCAAAACTTAAAGTAAGTAATGCATTTTTGAAGCTATCTCCAAAACTTTTAGCAATAGGCAAAACTTCACCAATATTCGAAGCTAAATCCTGCATGGTTAATCTACCTTTTTGAACACCTGCAAACATTAATTTTTGAACTTCATCTGCATTCTTTATTTCATCACCATAAGAACGCAATACAGTCAATGTCGCACTGACTGCAGTAGGAATATCAGAGACACCAACGACTGCACCTTTTATTGAGCTCTCCAATATTTGCATAGCTTCTGCACCATCATATCCGGCAGATACAATATCATATAATGCATCAGCAAGATCAGTTGCAGATTTTCCGTATTTAGAAGATAGATTTAATAATCCCCTTTCCATTTCTTTAAATGTCATCTTTGACATCGTTCTTACATTAGATATTTTTCTTTCCAATTCTATAAAAGTTTTTGTCGCTCCACCTGCAGCAGCAGAAATTGCGCTTAATGCAATAGTAGCTGCTTTTTTTGCTTGTTCTGCAGTTTGTTTAATTCTTTCAAATCCCTTAGCTACATTGTTTATTTGAGGACTTGCTTTATCTATTGCACTTAATATTATCGCAAGGTTCGCTGTATTATTTAACATGATGTCACCACCTTAAGTTGCGTTATTCTGCTCTTTTAAAACTTCTTTTAATCCATTTTGTGCCATGGTGATTATTTTCATTTTTTCCCATTCCTGATCCTCTATACCAGCTGTTTTTGGTAAATGAATTATATTTCCTCTATGATCAAAATAATATGGTATTTCAAAGATAAGATCATCTAAATATTCCCAAAAATTCTCGCCGTGCTTTATAACCTTTGCTCCTTTAAATCTAAGATAAAAAATCTTAGTTATGATTTTTTCTTCTTTTAGAACGTTTTTATCAAACCTTTCTATTTCTCTACCAATATCTCGAATTATAAAACTCATATATCTATACTTAATTTTTTTTATTGTTTTCTCTGTTATTTTTTGATTAATAGACCAATCTAGTATATAACTTTGCAATAATTTAGTATATTTTTGTGTCTCAAAAAATCTTTTTTCTTTTATACTCAATTCTTTTGGATCTTTTGTTTCTATCCAGTCATTATCGAATTCATACAACATAAGAAAAAGCCTCCTTTCAGCGGAGGCTTAATCCATACATTTCCTGTAGTTTTACCCATAATCTGTTTATAATATTATTATCAAGTTTCTTGAGGTTTTCAACTGTAACTGGAACTTGTTCACTCCAACCTTTTATAACTTTTACTAGTACGTTCAAAGGAACTTGCACAGAATTTTCTACATTCATTTTGTAGCTCCCATCAGCATTAACTACCAAATCTTTTGGTGTAACTGCTTTCTTAATTTCTTCACCTAATTCAAAACTTAATTCTTCTAATACTTCAATGTAATCCTGTGTTTCTTTTTCAACTATTCTACCTTCTTCAAAATGGATTTTCACAGTTTTTTCACTTGCAAATAATCCCATAACCTCTACCTCCAATCTTAATATGTTCCAGTTGTATTTTGATAATCAGAAACTTCAATTACATCACCAGTATCAGGAATTAAAGCTGTAAAGTTTGCTTTGAACATTATTTTTTCTGCTCCTCCAATATCGTGTGTCATTTCTGAGAAATTGATTCTTGGAAGATATATTGTTAATTTTTCTCCTGTTGCTTTTTCTAATTTAATACCTATTGCTCCGTCCTGGAAGTTTTTAAATTTACTGTATTCACCACTAACAACAGAAGCATCAAAGATAATATCTAAACTTCCTGTTATTTCTAAATTACCTGCTTCTAATGTTTTTCTTTTCCCTGTTCCATCAAGTCTGTAATCGTCTGCATCTAAGTTATTACCTATATTTAGCTCAATACTTGAATAAAGATCGGTTGTTGTTTGAAAATCATCTGTGTATAGAGTTAATTCTTTAAAGAAAAATGGTTGATCATCTACATCAACTATTGTTCCTTCTGTTCCAGCTCCTACTACTTCCTCTTTACCTACTAAATCTAAACTGATTGAAGGTATTGAACCAACTGCTCCTGAGAATTTTAATGAATTTACTTTCATTCCTAAATATTTCATTTTTTGTCCTGAATGATCCACTTGAACTGTTGCAGAAGGTATATCTGAATTTAAATCAATAGGTGTAATTTTCGTATATTCATCACCACTATCAGCTGTTCCGTCAGGATCCACTAATGCTGCTTTACCTAAGGCAAGGTAAAATGCCAATCCTGCAGATGTTGGATAAGCTTCTAATTCAAGAGAGCCTTCTGCACCTTCTTTCGTAGGAGCAAGTGATTTTGTTCCTCTAATTCCAAGCAATGCCTCGGATTTTGCTGTTTCAATTTTGTGATTCAAACTTTCTGATTTGAAAGGCAACTTATATTTCAACGTTGCTTCAGTTGCGAACGAACTCTCTATTCCTAACAATACGCTACTTTTTGCACCTGTATAACTCATATATTATTCACCTCACTTGTTTTTATTCTGAACATAACAAAAAGATGTTCATCATCAGAACTAAATTCTGTATTCAATAACTGATAATTCTGCTTAAAATATTTTTCCAGAACTTCTACAATATCATATTTTTCTTGAAAAAACAATTCCGAATCTTCGCCTCTACTCATTGAAAACACACACACTATATCAACATTTACATTAATTTCATATCTCAATGAAGTCATTTGCTGATGAATAGATGAATCTAAAAAAATTGAAGCTGAAGATAAATAATCATCGGCTTTCAAAGCTCCAATACCTACTTTTTGAAAAACATTTTTGTTATTATATGTCATTCCTTTTAAATCTGATTTTATTGAATTTAATAAATCATTATACATCTTCCATCATTCCTTTTTTAAAGATTGTCAAAATCTTCTCTTTATTATCTTTCAATGTTCTTGCAAAGAAATATTTCCCTTTTGTTCCTGGATGTCTTACATGTTTAGCTACTGCCCAGTATTTTTTATCTCCCATATATCCTTGTGGTTTAGGTTTTGGCCCAATATACCAACTTAAAGCTTTTTTCCTTTTTGGGAAAATATCGTGTGCTTTAGTTCCATATTCTAAAAATATTGCATGTATTTGGTCAGTATAAACCTTTCCATGTTCTGTAGAAACTTCTGTAAAAACTTTATTTTTTATCTTAGATGAGTTTAACTCTTTATCATACAAGAGTTTTAAATAATTAGCTAATAAAGATGTTGCAATGCCAAAGGCCTTCCTTCTTCCAGAAGGCCCTAAATTTTTTCCTAATTGTTTTAGTCTTTTATTTAATTTCTTATCACCTACAATTTCAATCTTCATAACTCATCTCTCCAATAACCAAATCCCACTCATATTCTCTTGTAATCCTTTCAATTTCACGTATCAATGAAGTTTTTGAATAACTCTCCTGATAATCACCTCTCGTTGTTGTTTTTGCCGAATCCCAATCCCTAAGCAGTTGTCTCAAAGCATCTCTAACCGCAAGCATTAAAGATATTTTGTTTTCTGCAGTGTATAAATCATCTTTATTTAATCCATGATCACTAAGCCATGCTTCTAATTCTGAATCAGAGAAAACCTTCCCATTTGAATCCCTTAATTCAATTCTTATTCTCTCCAGATTTGTCATTATTATCAGCTTCTTTCTTTGAAGTCTTTACAGCTTCTATAACTTTTCTTTTAATCAAATCTCCAACTGGATAATTTTTATCTAATTCCACAATTTCGCCTTTTTTCCAAACTTTTCCATCTAAAGTCAATGGAATTAATACCTTATATTTCATTTTTCTAACCTCCAATTTTTAATTTTGTAAACAATAAAAAAATCCGCCCATCAGAGCGGATTATATTAAATAACTGTAGCACTTACTGTATAATCAGCATATGGCATAGAAGGAATTTGAGCAGCTGCAGCTTTTGTCCATAATGTAACTGGTTCTGTTGATTCCCATTGTACAACTGTTATACCTTTAAGTTCTTTTTTCTTCTTACCTGCATCTTCTAATAATGCTTCGGCTGTTGGACCAACGAGTGTATCTCCTGCTACTCCATTTCCAGGAAGCAATACGAATTTATCTTCATCAAAGAATCTTACTGTATTTCCACTCAAATCTCGTGCTTGTAAATCGTAGTGAGTTAATGCTGGTAATCCTTTTGAAGTAAAGTAAGAGTTCAATGTTCTTAAATCAAGCAATCTGTCTGAATTTACACCAAATATTGCTTTCCTTAAATTTACGTTTCTCAATAAGTAATTTACAACTTTTAAAGAGGTTACAGCTTTTGTTGGTTGAGGTCCTCCTTTTTCAATGACCATTGATACCCATGTGTAAATATCATTTTCTGGATCTGAATTTGTGGTATCGCTCCAAAGAGTTGCAACAGTTGGTTTGTTTTCAGAAGGCATGAGATAATCTATTGAGTATTGAAAACCATCATTTGTAAAATCAAGTTGTCCTTTACATAATGCTTGCATTCTTAAATATTCAATTTTGTTTTCAACACTATCAAATACAGCAGTTACGTCATCAAAAATCTTTCTTATTGTACTTTCTGGAATGTCATATCCTCTTTTTTGGAATTTTTTTAATTTAATATACTCTTCTTCATCAAGACTTCTTTTAATTTTTATAACTGGAATTTTTCCTGAAACTGTTGATACTCCATCTCTTCCCATAATAGCAGCTTCAGCACCAAATGGTTGAACTCTGGCCATTACCGGAAGATTATTTGCACCTTTAACCCATTCAAAAGATAATGTATCAATCTTTTTTCTTGGGAAAATGGCATCACCTAAGAATTTTCTGTCAGGTCTATTCAACATGTAATTTAAAAATGTTTTTGAATCCAAAAGATTTGTAATAGTTTTCATGCTATATCACGCTCCTTATATAAAGATAATATGTGATAATTGTGTTTTTGCTGTGGCATCAATACCTGTAAGTTTTGATTCTTGAACAACACCGTGAATTACGTAATTGGCCATTTCATCTTCTTTAGTCACATCTACATCATGTACTAAAATACCAACTGCTGTTTGTCTTCCATCACTTGCAGTAGAATCATATGGTCCAAATTTTCCACTTGCAGTTATTTTTCCTAAGACTGTTCCAGCTTTTAAGATTTTATCTCCATCTGAATCGGCAGTTACTGTTGAAGAATCAATTACACAACCTAACATTACAAAATGATCACTTACCAAAAATGCTACACTACCTGCATAATCTTTTTGATTAAGCATTTAAATCACTCTCCTTTCTTATTTCCAAAAATCTTCTATTTTAGGCGCTCCTGTTTTATCAACACTTAAAATACTTTCTATTTCAGATTCTAAATGTTCCATGCTGTCTGTTCCAGTTCCTTTAAATCCTTTGCCTTTTTTTAAATCTTCTATTTTAGCTTGAGTCAATTTTTCAATTACAGTTTTAAGTGTTTTTATATTCTTTTCTGTAGTTTTCACGTCATCTTTCATAACTATTGGCATTAGCGAATCTGCATACTCTGCAAATCCTTCTTTCATTAATAATTTTTCAGTTTGATAGATTAAATCTTTTTTGGCCAATTCTGCTTTCAACTTTTCGATTTCACTCATAGGATTAGTTTCATCATTTTCATCATTTTTGCCGGGTTCAGTTTCAGTTTTTTTGTTCGATTTTAATTCCTCAATAATCTTAGTTAATTCAGAAATCTGTGTTTTCAACGCTTCAATTTCTGTATTTTTTTCTGGTTCTTGTGTAGGTTCATTGTTTTGTCCATTTTCGTTTGTGGGATTATTCTGTGGTTCTGTTCCATTTTCACCTCCTTCACCATTTTCTGCAAACAACTGCAAATCAAAGTTAAAATCTAAATCTTTACCTTTCACTATTTCACCTCCATGATATTTTGGCAATAAAAAAAGGAGCCTAAAAGGCTCCAATTAATTTTGTGTATCAATAAAAAAACCGCTCATATGAGCGGCTTAAGTTATATTCTTTCTAAATATTTTAGTTCTTTTTTATCCATATCAGAAAGACCTGATAGTATTCTAATTATATTTTTACGTTCTTTTTTTAGAATTTGATCCGTTTCTTCAATTATTTTTGTAACCTCTTTTTTTATACGAGGATCAGTTACTTTCTTTAATTTTTTTATTGCCATTTCACGAAAATATGCTGCATCTTCAGCATAATATGGATCATCTTCATAATCTGTTATTGCTGAATTATACCTATATGCATATACTAAAGCATCTATTTTCTTTGCCATAGTAACACCCACTTTTTTAATTTCTTTTTTAAAGATTTATCTTCTTTAGGAAATGCTGATTTTATATTTCCAAATAAAACATTTACTATTACAACAAAATTTTTTGAATCAGGCACATCATCAATATATTTGGATATTTCATTTTCAGAATAAATTTTTACTATATTAAGTACAGAAACAGGACCTTCTTTAAACTGTTCACTATTGATTATACCATATATATCTCCAGATTTCAATGTATCTTTAACCATATCATTATAACTTGATTTACTTTTAAAATTATACTTATCTTTGTATTTGCGTTTTACATAATGAAAAGTAAGTAAATCAACTTCTTTACCAATCTCAAACTCTGGATTTTCAACGTCTATTATCTTTTTAAAACTTTTATCCCAATCTACATTGTTCAAATATTTTTCTAAAGATTTTCCTTCTTCTTCAGTTAAACTTTCTCTTTTTTCGATTTTTTTCAATAAAAATTGATTTCGTTGTTTATCTGTCATTTTGTCAAATGAAATTCTATCACTCATATTATCGTCCTTTTTCTTGTTTTTTTTATCAATTATACCATAATCTTCCAGAACTTTTTCATCAAAAATTTCAGTTTCAAAACAATTGCACCATGGATGATCAGGAACATGAGGATAATATTTTATCGGATATACACCTCTTCCAAGCCCAAAAGCATTTTGTGTCGCGTTCTTTTCACAGTTACAATCATATGCTCCGTATTTATGTTTATGTGAAAGATTCCATTTCATTCCTTTTATCCATTCCTTATCTTCAGCAAGTTTCAATGTAGTTGTTCTATATGCTCTTTCAATTTCAGCTTCTACAAGTCTTCTTGTAAGATAATTTGTCTTTTTTACTGTGTATAAATCTATTATTTCCTCTATTTTTTTATGCGACATCTTCTCAAATTCTTTTTCTAAATACTCCGGAATTTTTATTTTAGGCGATTTTATCTCCTGCAATTCCATCATTGTATCCCAAACAGACTCACCTGCAAGAATATTCTTTTTTAATGAATCAAATATCTTATCTCTTATTTGTTTTGAATGACCCCATAATCTTTTAGAAATAGTTAATCCATCTTGTGCTTGATAAGATATCAAATAATCCATAATATTTTTATTCCATTTTATATGTTCAACTAAATTTTCCATTCCTACTTTAAAATAAATTTCTTTCATGTCTTCAAAAGCCCTGAAACTTGATTCTTCTAAAAGATTTAATGTGGTAGATTTATATCTTTTATAGAACTTATTTATCTCTTTCTTCAAATCTTCTTTTATTTGATTTAAATAAATTGCTCTAATATTTCCCATATCGTCTTTGTATTTTTTTATTCTATTGTTTAAATCATAATAAAGCTCTTTAAATAATTTTGAATATTCGGTTCTATATTTTTCTTCAAGTTCTTTTATCGTTGTATTTAAATAATTCTTTCTTAATTCCAGCATTTTAGATTCAAAGTCTTGTTTTATCATTTTTTCACCAACCTAAAGGACTAGCTTGGTTTTCTTTTTCTAAATTTTTCATTTCCTCTTCCGCATTATTAATAATTCCTTCTTTTTGCAATTTCTCCAATTGCCATTTTTTGCTTAAAAGACCTGAAGCTTTAGTAACTTCATTTATTACATCATCAAAATCACGTGGAGTTATTGGTTCAAATTCTATCTGTGTTTTTATTTTTTGATCAAATATTAACCAACTTATTAATTCGTTTAATTCTTCCAATCCATTTTTTAAAGATCCACGAGCTAAATTAATATGTGAGCTTATTTCTATTAATTTCTTTTCTAAACCAGGCCCAGTGATTTGTCCTCCAGCTTTTAAAATATCCATCAAAACAACTTCAGGGAAAAGTTTTTCAATTGTCTTATTTATTTTATCTTGTTGAACTTGTATTCTCTCAGCCATTGCGCCATTTGATTCAAGAAGGTTTAATCCTTTAGAATCTCTTGGATAATGCAGAAACTTCCTTATTTTTCTTTTATCTTTGCTAACAATTATCTTAGTTTCTTTATTGGCCTGTTGTTTTGCCATAAAAGCTTCGCCTAAATCATCGTAAAGAATTGGATCTGCATGTAAATCAAAAAGAACATCAAGATATGATTCATATAGATTCAATCTATCCTGCAATCGAATTAACCCTATAATCCTATAATTTTCATTATCAATCCTTATAAAAGGAATTCCGTCATATAAATTCGGCTTTCTCTCTTCTTTATCACCTATTTTGGTTATTATTTCATCTTCGGTAAGAATCTTTTTTGTTTGTACTTTTTTTCCATCAATAAAAATCTCACTTTGAATCTCAACTTTTACTATTTCATTTGCCACTTTTTCAATTGAAACTGCGCTTGGATGATGAAGTATTATTTTTGTCCCTGAAATCTTATCAGTTGTATCTTCAAGAACAGCTTCTAAATTGACCTGATTATACAAGAAAAAATGTTTTGCAATTTCATATTTCAAAGTTTGCATATTATTATTTTCCCAAATACTCCAAATTTGATCTACTTTATCTTTTTCACTTCCATCACCAACAAGAGAAAGTTTTTTTTGCATTGTAAGAGCAATTGATATAATAATAAATTTTGGAATGAAATTATATAAAAAATCAACATCCTCTTGTTCATATTCAAATTCATCTTTAAACATCGAATCTAACAATTTAAAATCTATTTTGTCGTGAAATCTCATTCTCACCACTCCATTTCTTCTTCTATATAAGTATTTTCTATAATCTCATCTTCAATACCATATCTAATTGCATCAATAGCATGATTATCCTTATCTTCTGGGATAGGTAAGGCTTCACCATTTTTATTTTCTTTCCACTTATGTACTGTAAATTCATTTATTGTATTCTGACATTTTGGATCTATGATTATTTCTAATTTCTGTAAGAATTTATATCCTGTTTCTAAACTTCCCTTTCCTTTTTTTGCCCCACGTGCATTTACACCGTATTTTCTTAATTCTTGTATAGATTTAGGTTCTGCACTATCACAAGTAACTAATTCACTACCTATTTTTTCTTTGATTAATTTAGCTAATTCTTCATTGTCCAGTCCAGTTGCATATATTTCATCCAGGATAAACAGCCTATTTCTTTTCCTATCAAAACTCATTCTTACAAATGCAGCTGGATCATTAGCAAATCCAAAATCAAGCCCATTAATATATCTATCAAAATTATACTTAGAAGTATCTTCCACCTTCCAGTTTCTGAAAATAACATTGCCTAATATTCCCCAGTTACCTTCAATATAAACGTCTCTATAATACGGATCAGTTTCGCTCTCTATTCTTTCAATATCATCAGCAGTTAAAAATTTATTGTTTCTATATGTAGTTTTTAATATATACAAATCTCTTCCCTTGTTAATGAATTCTTCTTTGTCATCAACCCAACCTTGGAAAAATTCTTTGTAAATCCAGTGTGTTTGATAAATAGGATTAAACATCAAGGTAATTCTTTTCTTTACATCACTTTTACCCCTTAGCCTCTTTGTTAATTGTTTAAACGCATCGTATCTTATTTCAGTAGCTTCTTCGATAATAATATCTGTAATTACTCCTTTAGCTGGTGTAATTGATTTTAGTTTTTCAACATCATCAAGTCCTGCAAATAAAATTTGATTTCCATTAAATGCTGTAATTGTCATTTCTGATTTATTTATTTTGAAGTAATCTGTTAAGTTAAAATTTGCTATTCCTTTAAGGACTTCATTAAATGTAGAATGTCTGTTTGTTCTTGCAACATTTCTAACAATAAGAAAATTTCTATTTGAGGTTAAAACATCCAATATAGTTCTTTGACCTAAAATAAAATAAGACTTTCCAGAGGAAGCCCCACCAAAATATATTTGTGTCCCATAAGTATTTTTGAGGTTTTTGAAATATACATCATTAAATATCTTTTCAGGATGTTTAATCCTCAGAATCATTTATCTCATTCCCATCTATTACTAATTCAAAATTACCAGTGAATTGATGCTTTTGAATGAATTCATTTTCTTTTTCATAATACAATCTCATTGCTGAAACATCGCCTTTTAAAATCTTTTTTAATAATGCTTTATTGACTAAATTTTTACTGCGTTTAAAAAACTCTTCTGATTGTCTATTAAGTTCTTCAATAAATTCTTCTTTTCTGAGCCATTTGTATAAAGTTGACTCATCAATTTGTAGTAAAGACGCTATATCTCTTTTTGTGTAATCTTTTTCAATATCTATCAACATTTCAATTGCTTTTAATTGTTTTTTTGAAAGTCCTTTTTTCTTGACTTTTCTTGACTTATTTTTTCTCATTTCACATCACCTCTCTCATCTCCTCTTTTCAAAATAAAAAGCAGGGGCGCCCGTCAAACCCCTGCATGTCGCGACCTCCTTTCTATTCTGGAATTATGCCAGTCAGAATATTAACCAGCATAATAATTTAAATTAGTATAATTGTAATTAGTAATAAAAAATCCGGCATATAAAATGCCGGAAAAGTGCCGGAAGCTGCCGGATTAATGCCGAAGTGCCGGTATATTTATTTCAAGGAGGGAAGAGCTGGTCAGGATAGCAGGACTCGAACCTGCACCTCCACATCCCAAGTGTGGAATGCTACCATTAACACCATATCCTGATTTGTCACAACACTCTACAAAAATTCTACAGTTGTCACATAGTCACAAATGTTGTCGAACCTGTCGAAATCTGTCGATGTTTGTCGGAATAATAAAAAAAAGAGCCTGTTAAGGCTCCTATAAAATTATTTCTTCATCATGATCAGTATTTATATATTTTTCATCTTCATGTGTAATTTCGCTTAATTTTTTTGCAGATAAATTAGCGTATTTTTTAATAATTTCTTCAACAATTTCTTTTTCTTCATTTGTTAAATATTTTATAGCAGTTTCATCTTTAGAGTTTATCTTGTAAGTTTCATTTAAAAAATCAGATGAAAATTCCACATTAATATCAATTAATTTCTTTTTATTAAGATAATTTAAAAAGATACCTTCATCATTTTTAGCTCCTTTTGGGATAGGACCATAATAATAATGAATAAAACTTAAATTAGCAATTTGTTTTCCGAACCTTACTTTTGCTTCTTTTTCAATAAACCATAACATTTTAAAAAATGCAGTTTTGTATAAATATGTATAACCATATATTTTTCGTAGATAATAAAATATTGCAGAAATCAATCCCTCTAATTTTTCTATTACTAAAGATTCGTGATTAGAAAGTAAAATTTCTTCTAATTTTCTTAATTCAAATTCTTCCTCATATTGTTTTAATATGTTAGATAACTTATTTTTAACCCTTTGGTAGTCAGTGACAGATAAATTATCTTTGTTGTTTTCTAATATATTATTAAATTCTATAGGATCAGCAGCACGTTTAATTAAATCACTATTAGCTTTTGTTGGCAAAGAACCCCTTTCATATCTTTGAATAGTCGCTTCTCCCAAACCTAAAATTAAAGCAAATAAAGTTTGTGAAACTCCATACATTTCTCTAATTTTTTTAATTTCTTCAGGCAAAACTAAATTATGTTTTTTAGCGTATATTTTATAAGCCTTTTTCAAATTTTCATTTTCATAATATGGTTCAAATAGTTCTTCACCGCACTTTTCGCATACAGCGATAGTGCTTTTTATTCTTATCTCATCTTTTTTTATTTTAAATATTTCATCTTTTTCAGTAATAGTATAAGATACTAATTTTCCACACTTTTCGCAATATAACCTTTCTTTTGGTTCGGTTATTTTAAACATAAAACTCACCTCTCAGCCTCATGAAACGAAATAAGAACCATAAAATCATCTGGACTCGTATATTTTATTTTAATATAAATTTTAATTTCTTCGTTTTCAATTGAGGCATATTTAATAAAAATGTACATATCTCCATCATCAAAATCTGAATCCTTTTCTTTATCTTTATATACAAAATCTTCAGGAGTTAGTTCATTGTAAAGGAATTCATAAATATCTTCAACAGTCCATCCAAATTTTGCCAGGAATTCCTTGTTCTTAGTTCTACAGATAAATTGTATAGTATTATTTTCTATGGATTTTTTTAATAACATTAAAAACATCTCTATCATGATTTCCTCTCCAATCAAATTATACCATCAATTGATGGTATTTTCAAGTTACAATTTAAATGGGAGAGTTACCTTCCTCAAAGTACACTCTCCCATCATAATAAATTATACTACATTTTGTCCGGAAAAGTCAATGATATACTATATATTGTATTGTAAAATTTTTGTTAAGCTCTTTTGCATCAAATCATAAACCGTACTTTTAGGTAAATTCATTTTTTTAGAAATTTCCCTAATACTCAATGTTTTGTAATGATTTCCATTCTTTTCAAAATCATGATTTATATAAGCATGAAATAACACTATTTTTTCTTTAGTAGTTAAAATATTCATCCACTCATCGATTAATTTTAAAATCACTATAGAATCAACAATTTCTTTTGGGATTCCATTTGTAATTAAAGAATTGAAATCTTTAACTTTTAGTGCTTTAAAAGCTTTTATTTTTTGATATTCATCATTTTTAAAAGCACCTTCAACATGTATTTCTCCATCTTCATCAATATACAAGTGAATTCGTCTTCCCATTAATATTTGCAATGATTTTTTGTATTGTTGAAGTAAATCTATTATTGTTTCTTTATCTATTCTTAAACTCGCAAAAAAAGAAACAACTTCATACATTCAATATCACGCACCTTTATATTATCGCAGGTTTCTTTTTACCTTCTTTCAAAATTTTTGTATCAGCCTTGAATTCCACATGTATAATTACATCGTGAATATTTGAAAGTTGAACTAAATTATCTAATTCATCTGTGAGTATAGGATTTTTTGAATTTAAGACTTTTAATAGCGATTGAGCTTCTTCTAATTCCTCGATATATATTTGTTTCAAATGTCTTGAATTAAAGAAATTATACTTTTTCATGTTTCTCATCCCTTTCTAAATACAAAGATAAATTTGCTAAATTTGTTTTTGCAAAATTCTCAAGTTTAATCCACTTATACAGTTCTACATGTAATTGTCTTATATGTTCTTCAATATTTTCCTTAGCTTCTTCATTTCTTGCATTTCCAATTGAATTTTCATAATTTTTAATCATGGAAATGCATTTCTCTTTTTTTCTTCGAATATTTTCCAATGCTTCAAGATTATATTCATATTCAAGATGTAATTCTTCATTAATCATTATCCCACCCCATTTTTAAAATCTGTAATAATATTTAAAACCTTTTTCTCTACCATACTATCTTTGCTTAAATAAATATAAAATTCTGTTAATCCTTGATCTATTCTTAATATATGAGTTCCTTTTTGTATTCCTTCATCAACTATTTGTTTTACTAAATCTGTATCTGATACATAACCTTGAATATCAAAAGTATATGGTTCATCTATATTATCGATATTTTTATACAAATAAATGATAAATTGTAAGCCAGTTAAAAGATTTTTAATCATTCTATCTTCCCCTTATAAATTAATTCATAAACTGCCAACAAAAGATAATCTCCATGTTTATAATCATCACTATAATTTTCCATTTTGACTTCCAATAATGCATCTCTATCAAAATCATAAATCCAAAAATTTTCATAATACAATGGGAACTCTTCTTGTGCGTCAATTGAATTAAAATCAACTACAGCATAATTTTTAAATAATGTATTTAATATTTCTTCAGGTTCTTCAACTTGTATATCGTCATCATCGAATTTAGGAAATTCTTTTCTAAATTCATCAACATCATAAACTTTATTTATTTTTATATTATGCTTTTTGTAAAGGTTATTAATTTTTATTCGTGCTTTTTCCAAATCATAATAAAAAGCTGTTTCGATTAGTTTTGAATGTAATTCGGTTGCAAAACTTATAAATTTTGGCAATAACATTTTTGAAAAATTCCCTTTTGTTTTAAGCATTTCATTCCCTCCTACTTCTCAAACACAACCAGAGTTTTATTTTCTCCAGTGATGCTTGAATTTGTCTCAATATCAATATTTCTGTCATTTTCAAAAACTACACCCTCCAGGGCATCAATAAGAATCTTAAGTAAATTATTTGGATCAGGATGCCGCCTGTTTTTAAAGTAAAAATACACTTTCATTTTGTAAAAACTCTTATCGTTAGGAAGTCTAGTCCATTTTGCTTTTCTCATTGCTTTAACAGCAAGATAATGAACATACTCTTTAAATTCCCTTGCAGTTGCGGTCATATACATTCCATATCCATTCCCTCGTTTTCTATAAGCGTGATTCACCGAGGGCGGGATCCCTTCGATTTCAATTTTCAACTTCACACTTTCCCCTTCTTAACTTCATATTTTCTGCAAAAAGTTTAGCATTTTCAAGAGATAGTTGTTTAATTCTTTTTTTTAATATTTTATTTTTTTCTGCTAAATCACTATTTGCTTTCTTTTTTCGTAAAATCTCAGCTGTTAATTCTGCTTCTTTAGAAGTTATTAATAAACTTATCCCAAAAACTCCAGCAAATGTTCCACAAAAAAATGAAAGTAATATTCCCCATATCATTTTCACACCCCCATATAATTTGCTGCAGTAAACATCAATTTATCTATCCGATCTTTCTTTATTACCCTATACACTTGTTTTCCCCTATATAATCTAAGAACATAAAAATAATCATCTTTAGATATTTCAATCTTAGTAAATTTTTCAGGTAATTTTTCTAAAATCTGTTCATATTGTCTTTCAAAATTTATTACTCCAATCATTATCTCACCCCCGTAGATCCGAATCCTTTCGTTCCTCTTTCGGTATCTTCTTCAGCCTTGCCGAGTAAGATTTCAGCGTGTAATAATACAGGAACAATTAATATTTGTGCAATTCTATCTCCGGCTTTAATTTTTAATGTTTCTTCTCCTAAATTCAGCATTATTACTCGTACTTCTCCACGATATTCACTATCAATCACTCCACCAGTAACAACAATTCCTTTAGCAGCAAATGATGATCTTTCTTTTATAATTCCAACATGTTTATAAGGTATTTTCATTGTTAATCCTGTAGGAATAATTGCTCTTTGCATAGGTTTAATTTCTATATCAATTTTCGAACGAATATCATATCCAGCATCAGTCCAATGTTTTTTAAAGGGCTTTACCATATTGTTTTCATAATAAAGGCTAAACACAAATCATCCCTCCTCATCTACTGGAAAAAATTGCGGAAAATCATCATCTTTTATTTCCGGAATATCTCCAAAAGGTTCATCAATATTATTTTCAACCTCGTTAATATCTTTAAGGTATTTTTCCTGATACTCATCAGCGGGATCTTTCTTTTTCTCCAAAAATACAATATTGCTACTAACAACATAGGATTTATTATGCCATTGTCCGTTCTCATCTTGCCAATTATCTATTTGTAATTTACCTTCAACCATTATTTGCATTCCTTTTCTCAAGTACTGTTCCACAAACTCAGCGCTTTTGCCAAAAGAAGTAATAGGTATAAAATCTGTTTTGCTTTCTTCCTTCTCTTTTCTATAACTTCTATCTACTGCTAAAGTAAAATTTGAAACTTTTATATCTGTCGTTGTTAATCTTATTTCTGGATTTTTAGTAAGTCGCCCGATTAAAATTATCTTATTAAAACCTGCCATGTTTTCACCTCGCTAACGCAAGATCGAAGAAATGCGAATACTTTCCAAAAAAACCTAATTCAACTATGCCGGTCTCACCTTCTCTTTGTTTGCCAATAATAACTTCAATCCTTTCAGCTTTATTTTCATGTTCATCTTTTTCTTTTACTTTTTTTCTTGCATAATATGCTGGACGATATAAAAACATTACAATATCAGCATCTTGCTCTATTGTTCCAGAATCTCTTAAATCACTTAACATTGGTCGTTTATCTTCTCTGTGCTCAACGTTTCTGGAAAGTTGTGAAAGTAGGAAAATTGGAATGTCTAATTCAAGAGCAAGAAGTTTTAATTGCCTTGTTATTATCCCAAGTTCCTTTACAAGATCTGTAGTCTTAGTCATAAGTTGGAGATAATCAACAAATAGTCCTTGGATTTTATACTCTCTTTTTAATTTTCTTGCTACAGATTTAAGGCTATCAATGGTTAAATTAGTTGTTTTTCCAAGAACAATAGGAACTCTTTTAAGCTGATTTATAATATCTTTAATAATCGTTCTTTCATTCCCGTTTATAAATCCATGAGCAATTTTGTTATATTCAATGTGAGTTGCTGAAGCTAAAATCTTATTTCGTAATTGCTTTTGATTCATTTCTAAGCTGAAAAAGGCGCTAGGATATCCTTTTCTTGCCATATTCGTTGCTATATTGAGAGCAAAAGTTGTTTTACCCATTGCCGGTCTTCCAGCAATAATTATTAACTGCCCACCTTTGAATCCGCCTAAAAATTTATCTAAATCATTTATCCCTGAAGGTATTCCAACAAATTCATTATTCAACCTTCTTTTCTGCATTTCTTCTACTTCATCAAAATATGTTTCCAATGTTTCTTTTAAAGTTTCATATATTCTTTCACCGATAACTTCAATTCCCAAGACTCTTTTTTCTACATATTCCAAAATTTCATACACATTTGCGTTATCTAAAGTCTTTGAAATATTTTCAGCAACATGTTTTAATTGTCTTTTAATACTTTCTTCTTTAAGCTTTTTTATAGCATTTTCGAAATTAAAAAGATCAGGAACACTATCAATAAAATCTTCTAAAGTTTCTGGCGAAAGTTTCAAATCAGCTGATGCAGTAAAGACGTCTATTACTTCACCATTCTCAAGTTTGTTTTTTAAATATTCAAAAACAACACCGAAATTTGTGTTTTCAAAATCATCTTTTGTTAATACAGAAACATCAATAGAATCATCTAAGAACATATACCCGATTATCCATTTTTCTAAATCCTTCATGGTCTATCACCCACTCATTTTCGATTACTGAATCCATAAAATCGATCAATTCTTTATCCGCAAAACTTTCAAACATTAAAGCTCTTTTTAATAGCTTATACTTGTAGATAATTTTTTTATCAATGATTTTTGCGTATTTTGTATGTGAAAGATTGTACCGTTTAAAATGCAAATCTATTAAATCATCTAAAAATTTATAAAAATCCATATAATCATCCTCCATAAGGATATTCAATAAATAAAGTATCTGTATTTTCATTACTTTCAAGACTCTCATTCAAATAAGCATCAAACTTTTCAGAATTAAAAAGAGTAGAAGGTCTTAAATATTGCTTCATTTTAGGATCATTAATCCATTGTTTTACTTTTAAATCTATAACTTTAAAAAAATCTTCTTTTTGATATTTTTCTTTGAGTCTTGCATTAATGTATTTAAGATTTCCTTTTGTAGGTTTAAATTTCTTATTTGCTTTTTCGTTTAAGTAGTCCAAAATCTCAATCGCGACATTATATATATCTGTATCTTTATTATCTTTTATATCTTTATTATCTTTACGGCTTCTGTAATCAGCAAATAAAGCATTTTTTAGAAAGTTGCTGTTGCGTTGCTGTTCGGGTGCCGTTGCGTTGCTGTTGCGTTGCTGTTGCGATGCTGTTATAGGTGCTGTTCTAAGTGGTGTGTCATTTATTAGAACGGCATTTATTTTTATAATCATTTTTTCATATTGGTTTTTTGCCTTTATAAATTCGATTAATCCTGCTTGTTGCAATTTATTTAAATGGTTAAAAAAAGTAGATTTGTGTTTTATATCAACCTGCTCCATCAATACCCATGTCGGCACTGCTAAAGAATCAGGCCAATAGCGGCTATTGTATTCATCTAATATGATGAAGTACAGAGCAGTCTCTATCGGCCCCAGACCTTTAGCTCGGCGGATCATGTGAAATTGATTAATGAGGTCGATATAGGTTAATTCCATATAATCACCTCTTATTCTTTGCCATATTCATTCCAAAACTAAAACTCGAATATTAACTTGTCAAAGAGCTTTTTAAAAAAAGGGGCGGGGGGAGCCCCTAAGGATGTAAACTTAATTCCAGCCCTTCTTCTGCAATATAAACTGTTTTAAAAGTCAGTTCTTCTATTTCTTTTTTAAATCTTTTCGCATCACTGTTATTATCAGAAAGATGAATTAAAATTATTTCTTTAGTTTTGGTCAAATCATTAGCTTTAAAAAATTCTTTTAAATTACTTAATTCAAAATGACTTTTAAAAACTCTTTTTGCAACAACATCTGGTATATATCCTTTTAAAATATTTTCTACAAGAATATTTTTATCGTAATTAGCTTCAATCATTATATGATTCACATTTGGAAATTTATATTCAAGATAAAATGTATCTGTTGCAAATAATAGTGTTCCTAACTCATTATGTTTTATTAAAAATCCAACACTTCCAGGACAATCATGCTTTGTTGAAAAAGGTAATATTTTAAAATTTCCAATATTAAACATTTGTTCAGGAATAATTTTATGAAGTCTATAATGATTTATGTTCAAAGCCTCTATTGTTTCTTTTGTCATATAGCAACTAATTCCAGTTTTCAGAAAATCTGATGTATATTTTGAATGATCACCATGAGAATGTGAAATCAGGCACCCTACAACATTTGATAAATTAAAGTTCAATTCCTTTTTTACTTGTTTGATATTTATTCCAGCTTCGATTATTAATGTTTCATTTTCTCCAATAAGAAGATATCCGTTTCCTTTGCTTGATGATCCTAATATTTTCAATTTCATTAGAATCCAGGATCCTCCGCAAATAATTTTTGATGAACTCTTTTAGTGGCTGAAGTTTGTTCTTGTTTTTTATCTTTAACTTCTTCTTTGATTTCTTCTTGCAACGTTTCATGTTCTTGTGATTCTTCAATAACTAAAACTTTTTTATTTGCATTTTCTTTAATCTCTTGGATTGTTTCAGCTTCAATTTCTTCGAAAACTGGTTCAGGTTCTTGTGAATTTTCGTATTCATTTTCTGTTGTTTTATTGAATGCTTCGATTAATAAATCACTATCATCAGAAGTATTAACGAACATTTTGCAAGCTCTATTAATAACAGTTTTCTTTACCATTTGATCAGTGAAAATTTTGTGTGCGTTAGAATTTCCTTTCATTTTTCCCTGATTCCATGAATCTTTAATTTGATTAATATTCATAATTTCAACATAATTTGGCTGATCATCTTCAGTAACTATAACCGCATATGCACCAAGAATTTTATGTGGATCAATATTTCTAAAATCTTGTTTATGTTTTATTATTTTATAAACTCCTGTTTCTAAATCTATTGTGTATTCAAATTCGTCTCCTTCATAAATTATGTTTGCAAAAACATTTTTAACTCCTTTAAGTCTTTTTATAACTGCTACAGTTCCAAAATAGCTTCTTTGAAGTTGTAATTTATTACCATAAGGAATAAAATAACATTGTTTCTTAGCTGGTGATAATCCTTGAATAACCATATCTAACAAAGAATTTGTAATACTTTCTTTTGTGCATGATTGTAATACAGGTTTTCCATTTTTATCAGTCATGCTTTTTAACATTAACCATGCGCTTTTTAAAGCATTTGCATAACTATAATTTGGCGGAAATTGTATAACGCCTTCTTTTTCCAGTTCTTTTACTCTTTCTAACACTATTTCTGAATAAGATTTTTTAGGTGTAATGTCTTTCTGAACGTTTTCCATTTGTACGCTTTCTGTCATAATCTCACCTCTTCTAACTTTTTATTTTCTACTCTTAATTTCTTATCTTTGGCACTTACAAATAAATTAATTATTTGACTATTAGTTTCTGGTAATTCTACGATCGATTCTCTGTTATCAATAAACACAGGTGCATATACATTAAAATGGTCAGATAAAACGTTTATAATATCAAGACCTACACTAATTTTTGCTGCATTATTTGCATCTTGGAAAGGTACTCCTTCAATAAGCGTTTCACATGTTTCCTCTATTGAACCATTAACCAGAACATTAAAAAGTTTAAATTTTACCTGTTTAAATTTGCTGTTTATCTTTTCTTCAAGCATATCTACTTTTGTTTTTATAAATTCATCACATAAATATTCATATCCTTCTAATTCTGCAATTTGATTTGCTAATTCTCTTTCTTTATTTTGTAATTCTTCTATTCTTTTTTTAGCTTTTTCTTGTTGCTCTTTAAAACTTAATTTATTCTTTAGTTCATCTATTTCTTTTAAAATTTTTCTTTTTTCAACTTTCAATATCTCGATAGTATTTTCATCTGGTTCTTTTACTTCATTTTTTAGTTTCTCAATTTTAGCTTTTAATATTTTCTCTTCTGGTGTTTCTATAATTATGGGCTTAAAATTCTCTATTCTTTCTTCAATTTCTATTTTTTTAGCTATATATGTTTCAAGATCATCTTTGTTGTTATCTAATTCAATTTTCAATTCATTTATTTTCTTATTGATATTTTTGATTTTCTCTTCAAAGTCTTGATTTTTTTGTTCTAATTTTTCAATTTCGTTTTTATTTCTCATCCCAGAATATCTTATATTTTCAAGTATTTTATTTTTATTTGTTTCAAAATTTAATTCCATTTCTTTTATTTTTTCTTCTTTTTGATTTTCAGGAAGCATCTGTCCACACGTTGGACAAACAAATTGTTTTTCATCAATAACAAATTCTTTAGATTTTTCTTCCTGCCATTTTTTCCTGAGTTTTTCATTTTCTATTTGCAATTCTTGTATTTTTTCTTTGTTATATTGAATTTGCTCTTTATAATCTTTTTCCTTTTCCTGAAGCCTCTCTATTTCATTCTCAAAATCTTGAACATTGCTTTGAATGTTTTTGATTTCATATTTGATTCTTCTTAACTGCTCTTCTAATTCTCTTTTGGGTGCTTCTTGATTAAGCTGTTTTTCATATTGTATTTTTTGTAATTCATTTTGTTTTTCATAAATTTTGCTTTTTATTTTAGAATTTTCTTCATATATCTTTGATTCGTCAAGTATTTTATTTTCTATTTCTTCAAGTTGTTTATTGAGTATTTCAATATTTTTTTCTATTTCTTTAAAATCTAAATTATAATCTGCTAAAGACTGGTTTATTTCATCGATCCTTATTGGTATAGTTTTTATTTCATCATTAAGTTTCTTCTTTTTATATGAGATCATCTTTTTGAATTCATCAATTTCTTTATCCTTTAAGAATTCTTCTATTTTAGATAAGCTTCTTTTAGATTTTATTATTTCATCATTCGAAACATCTCCAACAATTTCAAGTAATAATTTTCTTCTTTCAGTCCAATGAAGCTGTTCATTGAAGTAAAGAGGATTCGTAACTAACTTAAATATTTTTTCATCTATTATTTCATTGATTCTTTGCTGATATTCTGATTTTTTCACTGGAATATCATCTATAAAAAAATCAGTTACATGACCTGTTAGTTGTTTTGTTGATTCTCCCCTTCGTTTAGTCCATTTTTCTTTATAAATTTTTTTAAAAGACGTTTCTTTTCCATCAATCTCTATGATTGCTTCGACACTGTGTTCTAATCCATGAATGACATTTCCATTTTTATCAAGTGTTTTGATTTCAAATTGAGTTCGGTTAGTAGAGTCTTTATCAAACAGGAGCCAAACAAAAGCGTCGAAAATAGAAGTCTTTCCAGTTGCGTTTGCACCAAAAATCGAAGTCTCTTTTTTATCGAAAGTTATTTCTAAATCTCGTATTCCTTTGAAATTTTTCATTTTTAATTTTTTTAAAATTAATTTCATCGCTTCTCCCTCCTCTTCAAATTTAAAAAAAATATGATATAATAATATTGGCAGAAATATGGAATTTTTCCCTATCTTCCGCGCTCACACTGTTCCCGCGGTGTGGGCGTTTTCTTTTAAAGGTAAGCTTATAAGTCTTGCTTGTTCTTCTTTGTATCGTTTAATCCCTTCTCTAATCTTCCATTTTTGATATGGGCCATGAATATCGAAAAATTTCAATAAGCCATTTGATTTTCTATTTTCCACACCAATCTGGATACTTCTAAAAAAAATCTGTATAATAATTTCATCTTGTGGATTGTCAATTCTATTTATTGTTTTCAAAATATCTTTAAAATACGTTTTATATGGTTCCGGCGATGTTCTTATTAACTTTTGTAATTTTACTTTTAATTCATCTTCAATTTCTTCCAGATAATTATATTTTTCCAATAAGTTTTGAATGATCATAGAATTGGCTATTGAGTTGCTGTTTTCTTGAATTAATTTCACTATCTTTATTTTCGAAACTGCTACCTCTCGTATTTCTCCCATTTTTTTCACCTCCCTCTTCTAGTATCAGGTATATCCCCACTAAAGTTTCTAAATATCTTTTACTAATTTTTGTTTTCATTGCATCACCTCCCTGCTAATGGTGTATCTTTAAAATCGAAGAGTTCTTCCACTGTTGTTCCTAATATCCTTGCTATTTTTATTGCTTTGTCGAGTGGGGGTTTGCTTTTTCCTGTTTCCCACATGGCTACAGTGTTTTGTTGTACATTTAAAAGCTTTGCTAGTTCTTTTTGAGTTAAACCTTTTTTTAAACGATAAATCTTTAATTTTTTCATTTACTCACCTCCTATATCATTTGAATCAATTTTTTTCTTCTAAAAATCATTTACATTGATATTATATATCAATTGAATTGATATGTCAATTACAAAAATATGAAATTTATATTAAAAATTGATATTCAAAATATAAATATCAATATTATTGATTTTAGTGTATAATTATTTTTGAGGTGAAATTGTGGAAAAATTTGCTGAAAGGTTGAAACGTGCAAGATTAAATAAAAATTTAAGACAAAAAGATTTGGCTGATTTACTTCATGTAGGTCAGTCCACTGTTGCTATGTGGGAAAGAGGAAAATCAATTCCTGATATTAAAATTGCTTCAGAATTAGCAAAATTATTAGATGTCTCAGTAGACTTTCTTTTGGGAATAGATAATAAAATTAAAAATATCGAAGACAACAAACTCAGTTTAAAGCAAATTCCTGTATATGGATATGTTGCAGCAAATAGTCAGCATGGTGAAGTTGCATATGAAGAATTACTCGATTTTATCGTTATCCCTGAAGGAATGCGAGGAGATTTTGGTTTAATAATCAAAGGAGACTCCATGGAACCTCGTCTTAAAGACGGTGATATTGCCGTAGTTTTAAAACAACCTATTCTTGAAAATGGCGAAATCGGAGTGATTATTATTAATGGAAATGAAGGCGTAGTAAAAAAATATTATCAATCTGAAAATGCTATAACATTAATTAGTTTAAATGAAAATCATCCGCCAATAGTAATCCCAAAAAGAAATTGGGACGACATAATTATTGTTGGTAAAGTAGTAGGGAAATATGAAAGATGGGAATAAAGCGAGACCTCGAGGGTCTCGCTTTTTTAATTAATATATCAGGTGATATATTAATTCAAATAAAAATGGGGGGATAATATGAGCATCAATTGGAAGCTAGAGAATTGGAAAAATAAACTTTTTTTTGGGGATAATTTAGAAGTTATGAAAAAATATATACCAGATGAATTTGTTGATTTGGTATATTTAGATCCACCTTTTAATTCGAAAAGAAGTTATAATGTTATTTTTAAGGAAATGGATAAAAATGATTCGCCTGCTCAAATAAAAGCTTTTGATGATACGTGGCATTGGGGGCCTGATTCTGAAGAAACGCTAATAGCTATTCGAGAACATCCAAATTCAACACCAAAACTAATAGATTTAATTAATGGTTTTGTCAAAGCGTTAGGAAGAAATGATGCTACTGCATACTTAGTTATGCTTACTATTAGATTATTAGAAATATATAGAATAATGAAACCAACTGCTTCAATTTATTTGCATTGTGATCCAACAATGAGTCATTATATTAAAGTAATTATGGATCAAATATTTGGAGTAAAGAATTTTAAAAATGAAATTGTATGGTGTTATAAATCAAGACCAAATTCAAAGAAAAGATTTAACAGAAAACATGATATTATCTTATTTTATACTAAAACTAATAAATATTATTTTGATTATACAAAGGTTTTAGAACCTTTATCTGAAGAAACAATAAAAAAATATAAATTAATTGACGAAACTGGAAGAAAATACCGACTTTGTGGAAGAGGAATTGTAGGTTCCCCTATAAAAAGTGCAAAAGATGTTGATCCTATTTGGGAAAAAGAACATCCTGAATTAACTGTTCGAGTTTACCTAGATGAAAGAAAAGGATTAACTGAACCTGACTATTGGTATATAGAACAATTAAATCAATCAGCTAAGGAAAGATTAGGCTATCCTACACAAAAACCTCTTGAGTTATTAAAAAAAATTCTTTCTGTATCATCTACTGAGGGAAATATTGTTTTTGATCCATTTTGTGGTTGTGGAACTACAATTGATGCTGCGCAAAACTTAAATAGAAAATGGATTGGAATAGATATTACTCATTTAGCTATTACTTTAATAAAGCATAGGTTGTCTGATAGATATGGTATTGATATAAAAGATACATTTGAAGTTCACGGAGAACCTTTAACAGTTGAAGCAGCTAAAGAATTAGCTTTAAATGATAGAATGGAATTCCAAATTTGGGCTTGTGGGTTGGTTGGAGCTAAACCATTGGAAAAAAAAGGAGCTGATGATGGAATCGATGGAATAATATATTTTGATGAAATAGAAGAAGTTAAAAAAGCATTGGTTCAAGTAAAAAGTGGTAAAGTCTCCGTCAAAGATATTAGAGATTTTGTTGGAACAATTGAAAGAGAAAAAGCCCCTTTTGGGATTTTTATAACTCTACAAAAACCAACTCGACCAATGTTAAAAGAAGCTATAAGTGCTGGAAAATATAAGCCAAAATATTCTGAAGATTCAATACCAAAAGTTAGAATAATTACTATAGAGCAGTTATTAAATGGGCAAAAATTATATATTCCTTTACAAAGAAAATATTCTAGAAAAGCTCCAAGAAGAAAAGAACCAGTAAAGAAAATAAAATTATTTTAGTGAGGAAAGATAGAAAATTATGATAAGAAAATAATTGTTGTATTATGTATTTGCTTTATTTTAGTTTTTATCTTTGATTTAGCTTTCGGATTAGTTAAATTGTAAATAATACTAAAATTTTAACGGCGAATTGGAGGGATATTATGATTAAACTCATGACCTTTTTGACTCTTATTTCTGGAAGTATTTTAGGTATATTAATTAGCGGAATAGCTAAAGATATTACTTTTAATGGGATGAATGTTAATAACCTACTATTTTATATATTAGGTTTTCTTTTTTTATTAGAATTTATAATTCTCTTTTCAAAAGCAATGCGTATGGAGATTATTAAAAAAGATATCAATAAAAAGAATAAACTTATAAAAGCATTAAAAAAAGAAGCTGATTCTTTAATTAATAAAGCTGCTGAAATAGAAAGGAATTTGACAGGTAAAGAATGGACTTATAAAAAGAAAATGGCTAAAGCTGAAAAGTTAAAAAATGAAGCTAAAAATATTTACGAAAAAATTCATAATATAGAAAAAGAGATAGAAGATTTAGAATTTCATTTAAAAGAATTAATGGGTAAAAAAAATAATCAAGATAAAAATGAAGATATATCTTATGAAGGGAAGATAAACTCTAAAGAAGAGGATAAAAAATATAAGGAAGAGCCTAATTCAAATGTTGATATTGTTCTTGCCAAAGCACAACAAAAAGCGCAATATATTATAGCTGAAGCAGAAAAGAAAGCTAAAGAAATTCTTGGTGATGCTTATGAAAATGCAAAGGAAAAGGAACAACTTGAAAAGAAAATTGAAGAATTAAGAAAAATTGAAAAAGCTTTGAGAAACACCATAAATGGTTATGGGAATGAATATATTATACCAACTTATACTGTTTTAGACGAGTTAATTGAAGAATATGGATATAGCGAAGCATCTCAAAAGATTAAAGAAATTAGAAAAACCATGAGAAAAATGATTAAAGATAGAACAGCCGCAAAATGTGATTATGCAGATCATTATAGAGCAGATAACGCTAAAGATTTTGTTATAGACGCATTTAATGGAAAAGTTGCTACTATTATGGCAAAAGTAAAACATGATAATTATGGTATTTTAAGGCAAAAAATTATAGATGCATTCCATCTTGTTAATAAGTTAGGGAAGCCATTTCAAAATGCGCGAGTTACAAATGAATATTTGCAATTGAAATTAGATGAATTGAAATACGCAACATTTTTAAAAGAATTAAAACTTAAAGATATGGAAGAACAAAGAAGAATCAGAGAACAAATGAGAGAAGAAGAAAAAGCAAGAAGAGAAATCGAAAAAGCATTAAAAGAAGCTCAAAAAGAAGAAGAAATGTTGCAAAAAGCTATGGAAAAGGTTAGAGCCGAACTTGCAGTAGCTACTGAACAGCAAAAAGCAAAATACGAAGCTCAATTAGAAAAATTGAAACAAAAACTCGAAGAAGCCGAAGCACGAAATCAAAGAGCTATATCTATGGCACAGCAAACAAAAGCTGGTCATGTTTATATAATTTCAAATATAGGTTCTTTTGGTGAAAATGTTTATAAAATTGGTATGACAAGAAGATTAGAACCGCTTGATAGAGTTAGAGAATTAGGAGATGCAAGTGTTCCATTTCCATTTGATGTTCATGCTTTAATTTATAGTGAAAATGCTCCGGAGTTGGAAAACAGATTACATAAATTCTTTGAAGAAAAAAGGATGAACAAAGTAAATTTAAGAAAGGAATTTTTCAAAGTAACTATAGCTGAAATCAAGGAATTTCTTGAAAAAGAAGGAATTGAAGCAAAATGGACAATCCAGGCTGAAGCAGCAGAATATAGAGAAACATTAGCTATTGAAGAAGGCTTAAAGAAAGGAACATATACAAAAGATAGATTTGGACATTTTGTTCCTGTTAAACTCGAGGAGTACGAGAGGAATTGAGGGGATAACCTCTTGGAGGCTAAAATAAAAATAAGATTTAGGAGGGATACCATGGAAGTTATTGAACTACCAAACAAAGTTACTTTAGATAATGTTTTAACCTTAATTAATTTAACTCAGCAATCTTTTAATAATGGAAATGAAATTTTATTCGATTTTTCAAAAGTTAGTTTTGTAGATCCTTTTGGAGCAAATTTTTTGGTTCTTTTGATAAAAAATTTAGAAAACAAAGGAATTAAAATTAATGTTAATATTTTAGAACTAAATTCAGATGTGTTTGATTACTTAAATAGAATGAATTTTTTTGATAAGTTAGGAATTGATTATTTAGAATATCCACATGTTAAGCATGATTCGAATAATCGCTTCCTTGAAATGAAAGAAATATATTCAATAGAAGAAATACCAGATGTTGAAAAGCATTTTCAAAAAGTAATAAAAGATGAAGATTTAGCAAGATTTTTAGGATATCAAATCAGAGAATTGCTGGATAATATATTCTCTCATGCCGAAAGTTCGATCGGAGCTTTATTAATGTCTCAAAAATATCATTCCAGTTCTACTGAAAAAATAATTTTTAGTGTTGGTGATCTTGGAGTCGGAATACCTGCAACTTTAAAGCCTTTTTTCCAAAATATAAGTATGGATCACTTACTAATAGAAAAATCTTTGGATTTTGGTGTTTCTAGCAAAAAAAATAGTGGAATATATTTTGGGAGTGATCATCGGGGTGCTGGATTATATTATATAAAAAGATATGTTCAAATGAATAAGTGGAATTTGTTAGTAATTTCAAAAAAAGGGTTGTATTTTATAAAAAGAGGAAAAGAAACTATAAAAAAAGAATTTAAATATAATATAATAGATGGGACGCTTTTTGCATTGTCTATTAATAATGAAAATATTTTTGATTATGACATTTTACATGAAATGCTTTTAAATGAAACATCAGAATACTTGAATAAAAATGTAAATAGTGATATAATACTAGATGAAGATTTCGACGAAGAATGGTAAACAAGGGGGCGATTATATGCTCATAAAACTTTTTGAAATGTATAACACTGATATTTTAGGGACAAGATATGAAGGAGAAAAGTTAAGAATAATTTTAAAAAAATATCTTGAAAATACAAAAGATATTATATACATAGATTTTAATAACATAAATGTTGTTACTCACAGTTTTTTAGATCAAGCCGTAGGAACGCTTTTTTCTGAGTATGGCCCTATAGTATTCAAAAGGATAAAATTTAAGAATGCACAAAATTCAGTAAAATCAATAGGCAAATTAATAAAAATAGATAGAGTTAGAGATTTTATTTTTAAGCCTGATAAATATGCTTATAAAAAAGTTCCACTTCATATTTTAAATCATTTTAAAAGTAATTATCATAGAATATAA